AAAGCGCCAGCTTCTTTCCCAGTAATTGCTTTTCCCGCTCGCTGACACCCAAGTAAGGCCTCGCCGGTATCCTGACCTTTCGCCCGCGTCCGGCCATGCCGCCCACCTGGTGTATCCGCGCATAGAGCATACTTGCGCCAATGCTCACAGAGTCATTAGTGGCATTGCTGGCATTGATGGTCGTCCACAAGGTTGGCTTCTGGAGCAAAATATCATTAGCGCCCCTATGGCCTCCGCTTTTCTTTTGCTTCGCCCTGATAGTCGAGGCCGCCAGCGATTCCCACTTGCTCCCGTCCGGCGCTGTGTGTTCCCTGCTCCTAATCCTCTCACGGCTCCATCTGACCACATCCGCGCCGATAGATTCCATTATGAGCGTCCGGTTGTTCAGTCCTTCCTTTAGCCGTTCAAGTGCTTTAAGTGTCTTTTCGGCGTCAATGTCAATGGTTATGGCTATTAGGTCGTTACTCATTTTTCCCCCTTGACTGTTCCTTAAAAAATGCCGATACTGATTTCAGTGCCAAATGGTCGGGACGCGGTCCAAAGGCCAAATGGCAGACCTTGCACGCCGCGTAGTGCAGTGGCCTTCCTTTTATTCCCACGATATAAGTCTCCCCACTCTGATTCTGCTGTTAATGTAATTCGGTTTATCTGACGGCAAAAAACTATATGCTTCTAATACCCCATGACTGTTGGCCTCGCATACCAGCATGACGCTTTTGCCCTCTTTTTTAACGAATGACACGAGTTTCCATCGCAATACGACTTTCCCCGCTGGATTTTTCATGAACTGCGCCCATACTTCCTGAGGTTGCAGTGCGTCAGCCAGATACGCGATGTGTTTGATGCGGTCTTTGTCTGCGAGGTGACCGCCGAGAGCATTGACATCAACCAGCACATCCCTCTCCCAGTTGCCGCATTTTGCCCTGACGACCTTTTGATTGCGATTGCTCTCTATTTTGAGGGCATCCCTTATGGCATCAGCTTCGCTGGCTGGTTTGCCTACCGGTTTTTTCTCCGGGCGCGGTTTAAGTTTGTCGGGGCGTCCATAGTCCTGTGGTGTTTTGTTATCCAGCGGGTGATCATACGGCTCAAATTTGCCGCCACTGCTCACGCTTGCCGGGTTCCCCTTGGGCGATGCCGCGGGCCATATCTCCGCTTGCTGACCTGGTATATATGCCCATCCGGGATCAATGCCTTTTGGCACTTCTATCTCCTTGTCGCCATGCCTGACTTTTCTGGTCGGCGATGGCGGCGCGTCATCCGGCTTGTCGCTTTCCCGCAACCCTCTGTCTTTTAAGTCCTCAAGGTCAATCTCATCAAGAGCTTCCACATAACAAGAACAGCCAAAGCCATTAGGCGGGTAGTGTGTCTGCCACCACGCGTCATCCCACCGAAGCACCAGACCATCCCACGCTAAATGCTCCTGGCGTGGTTTCAGGCTGTCGCCATGCCTGTATCGCCAAAAGGGCTTTAGCTCCTTTATTTCCATCATCTGCTTGTATTGACCTGCGGCATAGGCAGTCCGCATGTTTGTATCGTAAATCACTCGCCCCCGCCAGCCCGTGTTCGCTTCGCCCGTCTTGGTTGTCGGCAGCCAGCGGCCATTGATGGTCTTTGCAAACTCCTTTTGCCAAACCTCAAAAGGCGTCCCATCCCCCATTGCCTTGGTGAGCAGATTGTGAACGTCCAGCAACACATCGTCCTTTGTCACACCGGCAATTACAAAGGCTCTGTCGTGTGACTCATGCAACACATCCGTATATGCCTCTGTGCCAAGCCTGTCTTTGGCTTTGAAATACTCTATGGCTTCAGTAAAGGGAACGCGGCCTAGCTTAATTTCCGGCATTCTTTCCCCTCTCCCTTGAATGTCCCGCCAGATTTGCGGCCACTAAGGCGTCTTTCATTGTCTGCGCGAAACCGGACACATCCATATCTGGATAACAGCTCAGAATCCCGTCCAAAATCTCCTCGTAACTCTTTGCGCCTGCCACAAGCCTCCGCACCGGTTCCAGGAGACCATCCAGCCCATCGGCGGCCTCCTCCTCAAGCTGATCTGTCAAAACATCTGCCGTGTCTTTCTTGTGAGCGGCCCTGGCGTGAGCGCAACCGCAAGAGCCTCGCCCCATCCGGCTGTTCTCTGATTGCCCTTGTGTGTCCCATCCATCACGCGCAGGCTTTACCTCTATAGGATCAACCATCCCCCTGATACGAGCCTCGTCAATGCCTGGGAAAGCCGCCTTTATTGCCTGTATTGCGGTCTCTTTCGGCATCACCCCACGGGCTGTCATTTCAAGGACTTGCAACAAACTGGAGACTTGCGCCCCATTTAGCGCCGTGTCCTGCACGGCGGTTGCGCCGCCGGTGACGGCTTGGTCTGGCTGCTCAGTCTGTGACTCGTAATTTCTATCTTGCAGCCTGTAAC